GGCTTTTGCCTTCTCACGCATAATGTCAATGGCTGACTTCACATAAGGATTTTCAAGAGCTTTCTTGCCACCATAAGGTCTTAGAAAATCAATTTCTTCATCACTAAAACCTTCTGTTTTTAACTCCAACCTTTCTAATTTGTCATTAACATCATCTGGATGAGATACTGCCTGCCCTTTAAGATTAGATGACAACTTAGCTAGGCGAGCATACAATTTCTTGTTTTTCTCCTCTAGCTGTTTCTTTTCCTCAAAAACTCTTTGATAGTCTTCAAGGGTGGGAGTATTATCGTTGTTGTCGTCGTTGTTGTTTTCTCCCACATTGTCGTCATTATCGTTGACGTCCGCATCATTTGAAGAGTTGATGTTCTCAATGTCTAATTCTTCTGACATATTTTTGATTGCTGTTTACGACAGCTCGTTATGGAACTTTTAAAGGGTGTTCCTTTAACCCAAATATAATTATTTCTAATTATTCCATTGAATCTTTATTGTTAACTTCTGATATTTCTTTAGATTCAGCTATTACCTGAGCATCTTTCAAAAACTTATCAATTAATAAATAAAATTGTATTTTTGCCCTTATTTCTCCCTTAACGCTTTTATTTAAATCACTTAAATCAACGTTCTGAATGTTTAGCAGGGGCTCAATATATTCTCTTAACATTTTATCTACCAATTTCCAATCTGGGTCTTGAAATAATCTTTTTAGTTTTATTAATTGTTCTGAACTAAACATATATTTTTATTTTTATACTGCTACTTGTGGACTTTCCTGATTAACTGCTTGAGCTGGCTTTCCTTTAATAGGGGCTGGGGCTAATAACTGCTGTGGTAATTGTTGTGTTTGCTCCGTCTGTGTTTTTTCTAGATTGGCAATTTCTATTTTCATCGGGCTAACCCCAACTCTTTCAGCATATTCATAAAATAATGTCTTAATAACTGGGTCTTGTAAAATTGCTGGATTACTAGCTAACGCTTGAAATATAGCAAATAAATTAGAAGTAATCAACTGGCTATCTTCCTGTTCATTTTCAATGTTAATATCAAAGGTAAAATCAGCATCCTTATAAAATCCATCTTTAATTAAAATAAATCTGTCAGCTCCCATTTCCTTTAATTGATTTGAAATATCTTGTCTGATGGTTTCCATTACTTGTTCATCTATGTATTGTCCATCTAATAATAAATCAATAGCTCTTCTATTAGAAAGCTCTCTGACAAAAGCACCATCTAATTTAGCTAATTCTTCGGTTGAGCCAGTAAAATGTAAAACGTGCTCCAATGTTAAATCTTTTATAGCTTGTGGTATGATTAAGTCGGTAAAGAAAAAGCGAAGCATATTAGCTAGATTTTCCCGCTTTACTCCGTATACTGATTTAACATTTCTATCCTGAATAATAGCATTAGTGGCTGGCATTGTAGCTGGTAAACTTTCGCCACGAGTAGCGTCAAAAGAAAAAGTAAGTTCTTTTGCCTGATTGGTATATTTTTGCTCTTCCTGAGCAAAGGCTGATAAACTTCTTTCCTCATTAGCCAAGGGAACTAAACCACCGTTTTGTCCTGCCATTATAACTGCTCCGTTTGGTAAATCCCTTAATACATTCTTAATAATTGTTTGGTCTTGCGTTTGAAAAATATGCTTTGAGCTAATACTCATTGATTCTCGTTTCTCGTTAGATAGCTCATTAACTCTTTCCTGTATTTGAAATAAATCTTCAATAACGCCGACACCGAGCCATCTTCCATCTGTTTTATCATAATGAAAATCTTTAAACGGATATTCATCTAACCATTTTGACTTAAAAAGAATAACTCCTTCTTCTTTAATAACGGTTTTTCCGTCTTCACCAACACTAAAATTATCTACACCAGCGATAATAAATAATGACCTTACCATTTCTTCATTTTCTTTTGGTTCTGTTCCGTCTAACCAAGATTTAGGAACTTCACCATAACGTTCGTGTATCTTAATAAGAGGAGTTGATATAACTTGGTTTAAATTCCCATCTTGGATATAAGATTGCGGAGCATTATGAACATAAAACTTATTAATAACTTCTTCAATATTCTCCCAGCCATCTTTTGCCTTGGCTCTAACCTGTGTAGGTGTCAAATTATGTTCCAAAATAATAAACCTTGAATCAGTAATTGTTTCTACGGTTTGGTCCAAAATTAATCTACGTAAATCTACGATTTCAGCACCTTTCTTTGTTTTCTTTAATACAACTGAACCATAAATGGGAGCTTTCTCGGCAATTTTGTTTAGGGTTATGGCTACCTTGTTATCTTTCATCCAATTCTTAATTTCCTTTTCCAGTAAAAAGGTAGACATTTCTGCTTCCCTTCTGTTAGATATTAAGTGAATATTTTTAGTGTCAAAATTAAGGAAGCGAGAAGCAACCTTACAGGGTGATTTTACAATATTAAAGAAAATCTTTTTTCTCCCATTAGAATCAACATCGCCACTAACAAAATGTGAATTATAATAAAGATGGCATTTTTTTATCGTTTGATATTGGTTAAATGAATAACCATCAACTATATTGATATAATTATTAATAAAATCAAATACTTCTTGTCTTGTTTGGGCGAAAATATTTTGTGCGTTCATATATTATTTTTATTCCCATTGAATGGGCAATTGTTGGCGATTTAATTCTATTTCCCTTTTAAGAAAAACATCATTTATGATTGTTGTTTCTATGCAATTAGAGGTAATAGCATATCTAATAGCATCTAATCCGTGGTCATTCTCTTTAATAGGAATTTCTGGTTCTGGGTTATCTGGCCGTTTATCTGGATATTGGTAAGTTTCAAATTCAAAAATTAAATTTTGGCAGGAATAATTAATAAATAACCTATTCTGTTTAAGTAATTCTCTTATTTTATCTATTCCGTTCTTAATTGAATCTTTGCCTTTTCTAACTTCTAAACAATTTATTCCCTTAGCTTTAAGCTCAGCTATTTTCTCGGGAGCCTCTGGGTCAGCATATACCTTGTTAGCTTTAAGTGAAGCTATAACTTCAACTATTTGGTCATTGGTCTGGCCTATTTTATACCATTCCCAGTCTACCCAATATCTATTATCATAATCTTTGTAAATTAAATAAATAGCGGTTGGATTAGTAAAGCCAAAATCAACTCCAACAATCTTCTCTGTAAAGTTTACATCTTTTGGTAATTCTTTGTAAAGATGTCTCTCTCGGTTAAATTCTTTATAAACTAATCCTTCAACTTTCCTAAATTCACCTAAATATTCTTGAGCAAATCTATCTTCAGTCATCTGAAGTTTAAGTTTATCTATTTCTTCTGTCGGAATGTGCGGATTATCATAAGTAGTAAAGTGAAAAGATTTCCAATGCTCATTAGTATTCTCTAAATTGTAAAGTTCATAAAAATGATTAAATCCTTTAGGAGTAGAAGTAAATAATACTTCCCCCTTTGTATCGGTTAATGTTGGAATTATAACTTCCTGCCAATAAACCCAAAAGTTTTTCATCATAGCTACTTCATCAATAACTATGAAATGGAACTTTTGACCTCTCAAGGTTTCAATGCTTTCCCAACCCCTTAACTGAATTATGCTTGTAGTGCCTTTTACATTCCTGACTTCTATCTCTAGTCTGCTTTCGTTTATCTTAACTGCTACATCTTTTAACTCTTTAATCAATACCTGCCAGATAATATCTCTTGCTTGTCCATAAGTCGGAGCAATATAAGCTATCCTGACTTCATCTGATATTGCCTTGCCTTTTATCTCTTCACTAGCCAATATGGTTTTCCCGAACCTTCTTCCGCAGTTGGCAACTCTAAATCTATGAGTATCTTTAGCTATTATCTTTTGGCTCGGAGTTAGCAACATTGTTTTTTTCTGCTATGTCTTTATCTATATTTACCATTATTGGTTTTCCACCGCTTGTTAGGTCTGTATTAACTTGCTTACTATAATTCTTCTTACCTAGGGTTGACCTGATAAACTCTGATTCCTTCTGCTTGATACTTAATATCCTATAATCAACTCCATTATCTCCTGTGTGGTTAATATCAAGTATCTCCTCTGATAATCTTTCACATTTCTTTAATATTCGTTCATACTCGGCTACTGTTTTCTCTGCTTTCCAATCAACAAGATTGTTTCTAAATCCTTGATAATTTTTATATACCCAAGTATCCCAAGTGCTAGCATTTATTTCTAACTCTTGCTGAATTTCAACATAAGACTTGCCATCTAAAACCATCTTCCTTATTTCAAGGACTAGCTTGTCTGTCAACTCTGTTTTTGGTCCTCTGTTACTCATTCTTTGTATAAAATATTCTTGAAACCCAAGCAAGCCATTTATTAAACTTACTCATCATAGTCATCTCTTGATTTTTTATAATAGTTTAGTTTTTTAATCTCCAACTCTCATTATAAAAATTACTCTCTGGATTACAAAAAGGACATAAGCCTTTAGTTTCGTCTTCTATATTTCTGACTGACATCCAGTTCTCTACTT